TGAGTACTAGTACCGTTGGCAATTAATCCCATCATCTGATGAGCAACACCGGTAAGCGGATCTTGATGTGTAAAAGCAGTTGGGAGACTATGAAAATAACTAGTACCATCACCGTGCCAGTTTTCAAATTTTAATCCCATTTTAAAAGTTGCGCCGCACTCTTTAACAAGCTCAACAAAACTAATTCCTACTGCTTTAGCAAAGTACATCCAGTGTTCTGTACTGCCTTCGCCTACTCCAATTGTGCCAATCTTACTCGACTTAATAATAGTAAACTTGACATCTGGTACAGATGTTTTGAGATATAATGCAGACATTAATCCTGCATTGCCGCCACCTAAAACTGTTAACGATTTAATCATATTGCCTCTCAATTATGCTATGCAAGTATTTACAACACTATAAATATTATTGGAGTATAACTGAGTATGAAATTTAAAGATATTGTAATTGTTGGTGGCGGTAGTGCAGGTTGGATGACAGCAGCTACTATGGCCAAAGCATTTCCAAATAATACCATTACGATTGTCGAATCGCCGACAAAACCCGTAGTAGGAGTAGGCGAAAGCACCACGCAATTAATGCGCCGATGGCAAAAATACTTAGAAATACCTGACATTGATTTTATTACAAAATGCAATGCTACTAATAAACTGAGTATTCGATTTGAAAACTTTCATAAAGATGACAAAGTAGGATTTCATTATCCGTTTGGAAGATTAGATCAAAGATTCTTCAGTGTAGCAGAATGGTTTCAACATCAATATCTTACTAAGGTACCTTTTGAAAATCTAGTTAACGACATGTCACCTATATCACAATGTTTGGATTCTAACAAAGTTCCTGTTACGCCTTTTGGTGATGGAGGAGTAATAGGAAACATTTGGTCGTTAGAAAAAGATGCCGCCTGGCATTTTGACACTCATAAATTTTACGCTTATTTGCGTGACGAATATTGTTTGCCTAAGGGCGTAATACATATAGTTACAGATGTGAACGGAGCGCAAACTGATGAAAACGGATACATTACAAGTTTAGATACAGATCAAGGATCAATTACCGGCGACTTATTTTTTGATTGCACTGGATTTAAACGTGCATTGATTGAAGGTGTATTAGAAGAACCGTGGGGCGAGTTTAATAATAAAACTTATACTGACTGTGCTTGGGCAGCAGCACGGCCGTATAAAGATAAAGAAAAAGAATTAAGACTTTATACTAATTCAGTTGCACTAGGGTACGGATGGGTATGGGAAATACCAACTTGGGAGCGTATCGGTACTGGATATAATTATGCAAGCAAGTACACCACTAAAGAACAAGCATTACAAGAGTTTAAAGATTATTTAGGCCCGGTTGCTGATGAAATGGAATTTAAGCATATACACATGCGCAATGGCATGAGCGAACGACTTTGGGTCAAAAACTGTATAAGTATCGGACTTGCTGGTGCATTTATTGAACCGTTAGAATCAAATGGATTAATGAGCGTACATGAATTTTTATTGAACTTTGTAAACATTGCAGAAGGCAAAGATGCACTAAACAATTTTGACGCACATACATTTAATAACGTATGTCGTGAACAGTTTTTATATTTTGCAGATTTTATTACATTGCATTACGCTATGACAAATAGAGACGATACACAGTATTGGCGCGACATACAAATGCAAGAGTTTAACGATAGTGATTTGTTAAAAGAAATTTACGAACTTCGAGGATCTCAATTCTTCAATATAGAAGATAAACTAAAGTTTGAAACATTAGGTGCTAATATTTACATGTTAGCTGGACATAAAATAAATCCGTATACTAGTTTTAAACATAGTAATATGAAATTTTGGAATGTAGACTTCGACGACATGGTTAAGGATTTACAAACTGTTATTAATAATAACAACTTAGATAAAGAAAAAATTACTGCTAGGTTTCCGACTAGTTTAGAATATTATAGTCAGTTCCACAAATGAACATAACTCCGCTATTTCCTAGTTTTCTAGCCAGCGACGAACCTAAAGTCGATAATAATATAATTGCAACATACTGTAACAGCTTAGTAGGTGAAAGTGTAACAGTTGACCCGTTTGTTAATGAACTTTCTGATTTAACTGAATGGATGGTATCTAGAGCAAATGGCTTTAAAGAATTACAAGGACTTCATAGTCATTTAAAAGTTAATCTTAATGAATGTTGGGTTAATATATTAAACAAACAATCGTTTCATATAAATCATCCACATGCACATGCAGACAATTGGGTTAGTTTTGTATACTATGTAACTGCCAATGAAGATAGCGGTAATATTATTTTTATGTCACCGCATCAAAATGTTGAGTTAACTATTCCTAGAAGTTATGTTAATAATGGAAACTTGCATAACTCTCCTAGATGGTCTGTTACTCCGTTTAATGGGTTAGTAATTGCATTTCCTTCTTGGCTCACCCATTATGTCGAACATAACCAAAGTAGCGAGCCAAGAATATCTATTGCTTATAATTTTACGTTGTCTTAAACAAACGGACTTTTTTCTACTTCTAGCACTGCCTCAGACAAATACAGTCGATCTTCTTTATCATCTTTATCGCTAATCTGAGAAATAGATCCTTCTTGAGATAATAATTCTAGTCCTGCAGGCATACACGGAGGAGCATGAAATACTGATCCTTCAGTCATTTCTTGTTCGTATAACTTACCTTCTTGAGTGTTAATGTAGCTAACTTTAAACTTGCCACTATTAATAAACCAACTCTTAGTCGCATTTTGATTAAAGTAAATTGGCGTCTTGCCACCTTGCTTATCAAATACCATAATTTTACCAAGATATGTTTCTGTCTTAACCCAGGTAACGATATAGCCAAAGGTTGTTTTTTCAACGTTGTTATTTGTTGTCATTTTATCCTCAATCAATTAAATTAATTACTTCAAACAATGTTTCTAATTTATTCAAATTTACTTTTTTGTTTAAAGTGTTTTGTAGTCCATAGTGCAATGGCTTTGGCCAGTGCCCAAACGATACCCATGCATATCCGTTATGTTCGCTGTTTAGACAAGGAATAAATTCTTCCTTAATAACGCAGAGATATGTATGGAATAAAAACTTAGTGTCCACAGATACAAATGTTTCAAGAGGAATTGTTTTCTTTATTTCTAAAGGACCAATTTCTTCTTCAATTTCTCTACGTAACCCCTCCCAAGGAGTTTCAGAGTCTTCATTTGTTCCGCCTACTAGCCCCCATACATTTTTATTTTTACTGTTTGCTCTATGTAAAAATAAAAACCGGTTAGAGTCTAGTGCATAGACCAGAGCACCACTGCAAATAATATCTTTCATACAAGTAGTTATATTAGAATTCTATTTTCCAAGCGCCATTTGGATATTCGCCTTCGAATGAAAGAATCCATTCGCCGCTATCAAACTTATATTGAACGCCTGTGTTAAGATTTGTAGTATAAACTGTTCCGTATACACTAACATCAGTATCTGCATCAAATACAACGCTCCACTTGGCACCGTCCCATTCTACAATATCATTTGCATCAGCAACAAAATCAGTACCGTCGTTGTTTTTCCAAGCATCGGCGCCGTCGGTGTTTATACTACTTCCTATTGGCGCTAATAATAATATTCTTGGGTTATCTGACATGCTTACGCTTTGTAGTGTACGTGGATCAGATTTAGTAGGATCAATAATTGCGTCAATCTTACTTCTATTTCCTTGAGAACTTGAAATAACAGTGTCAGTTGGTAAACTGTCTATATCCCAATCAACTGTTACTTCTGTATTAGATATTGGACTAATTGCAATTCTTCCAATGATGTCGTATTCAAAGTCAGAGCGAGATAATCTAATAGTAGTTACGCCATCTTCAAATTTACTAGGAAATCCTTTAACAAATTCGTCCCATGAAATGCCGCCTACTATGCCTCGTTTAATTAATTTAGCAGTGGTATTTAATACTAACAATTCGCATTCTTGGTATGCAGATTTATTTACATTAAGTTGTGTAAGAGATTGTGTCCAAGATTGTTCAGTACGCTCTCGTTTAATCTCGCCTGTAGGACTTACATAAACGCCAGTTCGTAGATTTGCTTCTGGCAAAATATCAGTTTTTGGTATTTCTTGGAATACTTTTGTAAGAATATCTGTAACAACTCCAAGGCGTTTAACCTTTGCAGGAGGACTAATGTAAATTGGAGTACTAAATGTTAGTGTACCTACGTCAATTTCGCTTTCTGTACCTGTTGGAATACTTCTGCTGCTCCAGTTAACAGTATCTAAGTTAACAACACTTAAACTAGTCCAGTCTAAATAATTATCTGTTGTTTGCAGTTCTAAACTAGGATTGAACAACATTAATATTTGTTCCATCAGTTGCAATTTTTGTTCAGTATTACTAGTCCATATGTCTACATTAACAGTAAGTGTATACGGAGTAGGCATTAGACGTTCTACAGTATAATTACGACCTTCGTGGTTTAAATATTCTTGGCCATTTGCGTCATATGCACGTTCTCTAATATTAACTTTGTTAACATATGAACTATCGCTAGTCCTATTACGATCCATTTCTAGACCAGTAATATATACGCCCATACGCGGAGCACTTGGTATTTTGTTCTCCGAGTTGTCTCTTAAAATACTTCCAACTTGTCTAGTAATATCACCGTACATAGCAGGAACAGTAGTAAGTTGACCACTGCCGTCTGCGTATGTAAACCCACTCATCATTCTAATTAATTGAGTTAAGTATCGTCTTATCTGACCGTCGTAAAAATGATCCATTAATTATCCGCCTTAGGCCTTAGTGCCTTACTTAGACTTTGTTTCTCTGCTTCTCTGTTATTGTAGAAGTTTATAGTCCATTGTCCATCGTATTCGATTGTGTCTTGTACATTAGCAATTTCCGGAAGTGTAATTAGCACCGTTGAATCACTGTTTGCAGTAACTAGTCCTGGATGATCTGCAATGACATAATGTTTAGTATGTGTGTCAATTTTTAATTCTAGATACAATGCAGTAACAGGGTATGCAATACTAGTATCAAACGATATTGCACCTACAGTAAGTACAGAACTTCCTGATGCAACCTTATCGTTGTACACATATGCTTTGTTGTTAATAAACGTACCTTTTTGGTGCATACGATTTGTATTGTTTGTCATTGTCATTCTGTCAACATCGTGTACTTTCCTCCACGCTGCTCCATCATATTGAAATAAACGTTTTGGCATAAAATCAGTACGTAAAAAATAATCACCTGAGCCTGCAATTTCAGGAAAAGAAATGCCATGGCCAAAATTTGAACCGTTAGGAGCAAACTCGTCACCAACTAGATATCCACTATACCCAAGTTTAGACGGTGGTGCTGTTACACTAGCTCCGTCGACTTTTTCTATTTGAATTTCACTACTAGTTTCAGTAGATTTAACTTCCATTTGGTAATAGTGGCTAGTGTCATACCCCGACTTAGGTGCGTCTACTTCTGCCTGATTAATAATAGCATCATTTACTTGCATTTCTTTTTCGTATGTAGACAGTAGGTCACGTAATGTATTGCCAGTATCTCCATCTTCGGCTGACAAATCAAGTATTTCTTTGAATTCTTGACTATCGACAATTTGTTTTAATTTTAGTCTATACAGATGTGGATACCATGTAGGACTAAAACCTTCACTTGCACGGTTAACATCTTCTACTACATAAAAGCGTTTTAACGCAACACTGTAATCGTTTAGTGCGTACTCGTCTTTCATATGCGGCAATTCAATAACGTCACCGCTCATCATTTTTCTGCCAATTGTTTTAACACTTTTGTTTATTGGAATAGTCATAAACAATGTATCGTTATCTAAGAATAGCCCAAACTGTGACATATTAAAGTCATTGTCGTTTACGCTATAAATGCCACGCATGGTATAAATGTCTGGATCGTATTTTCGATCTCTATTTTCCATAAACAGCAAGTCTTGTATATTGGTTTCCTTAACGCTATCATACTTCGGCTGGTCAGCTGTAGCATCTGCGTCATCGGGGTTTTTAGGGCCTAAGTACTTGT